ATTATAGATAATAGCTTACCTTTTAAGCTATTATCTTTTTTTGTCAATTTTTATGATCTTCAACAAACAATTATAGAAAAATAATGAAAGGAGGATATTTTTCTTGAAAATAGATATTTGTAATTTAGAGAAATTTATAAAAGTTAACAATATACAGGAAGTTACTAATCCTATTAGGTTTGATCAAGGATGGTATCCAACTGATGATGGTTTACTTTCTTATAAGATATTTGGTCAAGTAGGTTCTTATGATAGAAGAACTCTTTTTGGTTATATAGACTTAAAAGGTCATTTTTTACATCCTTTATTCTACCAAAGACTTACTAAAATGAATAGAAACTTTACAAGAGTTATTGATGGTTCTGGATATTTCACAATTAATGAAAAAGGCGAGTTAGTTGCAGATAATGAAAATGGTAATACTGGAATTAATTGGTTATATGACAATTTCAAAAAATTGAAGTTCAAAAAATCTGGATCAGGTGAACGTGATAGAACTATAGACTTGCTTAATCATTTGGATATTGACGAGATATTTGTCAAGTATTGGCTTGTTATTCCAGCATATTTACGAGATTCGAATATACAAAAATTAGATCATGGTAAAGTTTCTGAAGATGAAATTAATAAAATGTATGCTAATCTAATTTCTTTAGCAAGTTCTAATAGTGATTTTGATTTCATGGGACATATCACGGAATCAAGATTACAGAAACAATTAGTAGAAATCTATGAATACCTTACTAGTTATATTAAAGGTAAAGGTGGTTTACTGAAGAATAGTTTATTGGGTAAACTGTTTGCTCAATGAAAACTTTTTTAAATGCTGGAACGTATGAAAATACAATCAGCAGCTAGTATAAACTAGTTCAACGACTAATTCTACAACCTTAGTAGGTTGGAAATAAAAAGGAAAAAGATATAGTCTTAGCTACATATAAGTATGTAGATGTTGAACAGTATAAACGTAACGAATTTATACGAAAATTTTTAATTTTTATGTATCAAGATTACTCCACACGTGGTAAAATCTAACAATACATTAGTATTCAAGATTTTACAAAAGATAGGAGTATGATTATGTCAAAAAAGAAAACTAATGATGAGTTTATAAAACAACTTAAAGAAATTCATAATGATACAATTATTCCTCTTGAAGAGTATAAACCTGGAAAACAAAGAACTAAAGTAAAGTGTTTAGTATGTGGACATGAATGGGGAGCCTTTGGTTATCATTTAACATCTCCTACAAATCCTACTGGTTGTGAAAAATGTGCTAAGAAAAGAGTAGGAGAACAACAGACTTTTACTAAAGAAGAAATTATAAAGAAAGTAAAAATTTTAGGAAATAATGAGTATGAAGTAATCGAATGGTTTGATTACAAGAAAACTGCAGATAAAGTAAGATTTTTACATAAAACATGTGGTCATTCTTTTAAAATGACTGTTAATAACTTTTTCTCAGGTGAAAGATGTCCAAAACATAGATATGATAAAATAGAAAACTTGAAAGAAAAACAAGATCATCATTATTATTTGAATAGGTTAAGAACTGAATGTTCAGATTTTAATGAGTATGTTTTACTAAACACAATAGATAATGGATCTGAAACAAGATTAAGAATGATTCATACTAGATGTCTAGGTTATTATGAATGTGATATTATCAATTTTTTAGGAGGAAATAGATGTAATTGTGGTACAAATATGTCTAATGGAGAACTTAGAATTAAAAATCTATTAGATGATAATTGTATAATTTATCAGCAAGAAAAGAAATTTAAAGATCTTATTAATGAAGAAACAAAATATCCTTTAAGATTTGATTTTTATCTTCCAACAAAAAAGTTTATAATAGAATTTGATGGAAGACAACATTTTGTTCCAAATACAAGATGGAGAGATCCAGAATATCAACTTAAAGAAACACAAAAACGTGATAGAATTAAAGATGAATATTGTAAAAATAAAAATCTAAAACTATTACGAATTCATTATAAAGATTTTAATAAAATAGCTGAAATTCTTAAAGAAAATGACATTATTTGATGCATATATTTAAAATCTGAAAACAGTTGATTATAGTACTAGAGGTGTTATATCTGCAGGTAGAGTAAATTCTAATAAACCAGCAGATCAATTAGTAAAATTCACTTATACAGGTATTCCACTATCTCATTTATGTAATCTTTTTTATCCTTTCTTCCAATATGAAATTGACAATTTTGCTAGAGAGACGTTTGCTTCAGTACAAAGTATAAAAAGTACTGGTGGCAACTATTATCCTTTAGTAAATCCTATGTCTAAATTTACTACTGAAAAAATAAAAGGTATGTTAAATCTCTATATCAAATCACCTGATAATAGATTGGACCCAATTTTAGTTCCTGTTAAAACTAGTAGTGGGGATGTTAAAGATGTTCCTTTAAATCTCTTTCAAGATGAGCTTAATAGACAATTTACTCTATTAGATTTAATCTATATAGTTGCAGTTAGAGTATGTCAAGATAAGCATGTATATGTAACTCGATTTCCGATCGAGAATTATCAGTCGATTTATCCTAGCCGTATTAAGATTATGACTACTTATAAAACACAGAAGATAGAAATAGCAAACAGATACTATGATGAATATCCTGTAATTACAAAATCAGATGAAAGCCCTGTTATAGATGAGAATATCAACTATATTGATACTATTATACCACATAATACGATGTTGGAAGCATTGGGAGCGGATTTTGATGGTGACACTGTTTCATTAAGATCTGTTTATTCACAAGAAGCTAATGTTGAATGTGAAAAATTAATCAATTCATCTAAGTATTTATTAGATGTTACAGGTAAAACAACAAGAGTGCTTCGTAATGAAGGAATTCAAACACTATATACTTTAACTAGAGATTGATAAAAACGTATTATATAGGTTTATATCTATATATACTAATATTGAAAGATAGTGATTATAAGTTCGTTACTATTCTTTTAATTGTATAATAATACTTAGTATTACCTTAATCTACCTGAAAGTCCTAAAGTCCTTATTATTAAAAAATAAGGAAGATAAAGACTGCCAAGTTATAGTTAAATCTATAACAGGTTACAGAGTTCATTGATGTAGTATCGATCTTCTCATTTATTAGATACGAAATGGTAGACAACTAAAATTCTTACCCTCATAGGAACTTAGTTGAAAATACTCTGCACTTAATTGGTAACAATTAAGATTACTTAAAAGAATGATTTTGAGAAGAGATCATTCTTTTTTTTTGTATTATTGAAATTTATGCTTATATATAATAGATAAGTTACTAAGAGTTAATCATTCAATAAATGTAAACTAGTTCTTTAAACTCTATAGAAACAGTTTACTAAGGAGATTTGTAAAATGTATATTCATCCCTTATATGTAAAACAAAATGCACTTAGGATAATTTCTAGTTATAAAAGTTTTAAAAATCAGCAAATCCCTTATTGAAACTTTGGCATTTTAGAGAAGAGGTTAATCCTCTTCTCTTTTCTTTATACATGGGATGGTATAAAGAACCCTAACAATTTAATAGATTTTTACTTTTTTTATAAGGATGGTGAGAAGAAATGTCTAATGAGAAACAACAAGAGTCATTATATTCAAAAGAACTCTTTAACGAAGAAATGCAAATGATAGATGATCAGATTGACGATCTCAATAATCTATATAATGAAATAAAGACACATTTTGATAAGGTTAAAAACTCTCAATTTAAAGGCAGTTTAACTTTCATTAAAGATCAAACAAATAATCTCATTTCAATTAAAACAGCTAAACTAAATTACATTAAACAAAAAGCTGATTTAAAGAAAAACGTTACAGATTTTGCATTTAAAGAAAAGTCTATTTCTAATAAAGAAACTACTGAAGGTATTGATGCTATCACTACTGAAATCTATAAGAAGATTGCAAGTGATTTCAAATATGTACCTGATAAATCAGATGATACTAATCATTATGATAATAGTGATCATATAGAAGCGATTTTAGATGATGAATTAGTTGATTTAAATATTGATAGTATTGTAGAAAATTCAACAAGTATTGAAGAAGTAAATGTTGATTATACTAGTGATAATAGTTTAGTTATTGAAAGTAATGAGGAAATATTACCTAGTAATTTAGATGAAAATTCTGAAGATGAAAAAAATGAAAATTCTATAATTGTAGTCGATTTAGATACGCTTACTTTTTATGAATTAGATAAAACTTCTTTTGAATTAATTGAAGAACTAGGTTTTATTGAAAAGATTATTGATACTACTGAAATTGATGATGAAATATATGCTATAGGTGAAAGTGGTACTGTTTACCTAACTGTTGTATTTGAAGATGAAGAATAAGAATTTAGGATTAAGATTTTAAAATCTTAATCCTAAATCTTTTAAATCATTCTATGTCGTCTTAGTATTGAAATTGTTTTATTTACATGATCTTCATCATATCTTATTCTATATAGAGTTATATTATGGTCTCTACAGTATTGCTCTTTTATGTTATCATTCTCTTTTGTACGACTAAAGTTTTCTAATTTTTGTTCTTCATTAAGTCCAAAACAAGGTTTATAATGTTGCATTCCATCATATTCTATTAGAAAAAATCTGTTATTTGTATAAATACAAAAATCAAAAGGTAAACAACGAATATTTTTACAATCTGAAAAAGTCTTTTCAGTATCATAACGGATATTGTATGTATCTAGGACTTCTATGATTTCTTTAACTGGTTGAGAGAT